TGGCCCAGCTAACACAAGGAATAGACATGAGCAGATACGACGACGAAGAAGAAATCATGGAGGACGCCCCGAAGCGTCGGTACGCCGACGACGAGGATGACGCTCCTGCCCGTAAGGCCCCGCCGACTCGTGCCACCATCTCGGACGAGGAAGACGAGGACGACAACGTCGCCAAAGCAAACGCCTCTCGCGTGATCAAGCGTGGATGGGCCGCGGCAGAGAAGTTGCAGAACGCCAACTCCCCTTACGCACAGCGACTCCGCGTTACCGATGAGCAGATCATCATCAAGTTCCTGGAGGATGCTCCGTACGCCACCTACAAGCAACACTGGGTGGAGCGCAGTGGGCAGAAGTCCTTCACCTGTATCGCAGACATCGACGACCGTGGTTGCCCGCTTTGTAAGGCCGGTAACCGTCCGACGATGCGCTTCGCATTCAACGTCGCCCTCATGTCGAAGGACGGCGATCACTCGGTGAAGTCTTACGAGGTCGGACTCCGCGTCATCGACCAACTCAAGAACTTCGATCAGGACCCGCGTCAGGGACCCCTCAGCAAGAACTACTGGGCGGTCAGCCGTTCCGGTAAGGGTGCCACTTCGGCCACGAATCATCAGATGCTCCGTGACCGCGACCTTGAGGATTGGGACACCAATCCGCTGACTGACAGCGAACTCAAGACGCTCATGAAAGAGATTTACGGCCCGGAGATCATCCAGATCCAGTCGTACAAGGATCTGATGAATATCGTCGTCGAAGATCTCGACGACTGACGCATGTCAGACAAGATGCATGGCGTAGGGGGTCACACGACCCCCTACGTTGTGTCTAGACGAGAAGAACTAGAACAACTGGTTCAAGAAGTTCAACGCACGGGGCACTTTGCTTTCGACGTGGAAACCCGTGGCATCGTTGATCGCCACCCTGATGTTCTTGAGTGGATTGATTCCGAGTGGAAAGAACACATACTCGGCCTCAAGACAAATACACCCGACATCATTGCTCGGGCCAAAGAGAACATTACGAGACGTTGGCAGTCAACGCTTGCCCTTGACCCAATGCGTAATGAAGTGTTCTGGATGGGGATTGCCACCGAGAACAGGTCGTGGGCTATCCCTATTGGGCACCCTAACGGTGAGGTCATTGAGCCAGCCGAGCGCGGTGATGGTTCGACTATTCCTCCCCCCGGTTACCGCAACATTCTCAAGAGCGGTGCTGAGTCAATGGCCAAGGCGAAGTACTTCAAGCCAGCGGTGTTCAGCCCTCCCCCGGAACAGTTGACCCGCAACGAAGTGTTCTCCATCCTCAAGCCCCTCTTCTTCAGCGACATTCTGAAAGTCGGGCACAACGTGAAGTTCGACGCTCGGTCGATTCGCAAGTACTACAACGATGAGTTGCCCCACGAGCCGTTCATGGATACCATGATCATGCAACACATCCTGAACGAAAACCTCAGTAGTTACAGCCTCCGGGAACTAATCAAGCATAACTTTGAGGGATTTGATGCCTACCAACGTGAGGGCAAGGTAGGCGACATTATTACCGAAGTACCGTTCTCCACCGCGGCCCGCTACGTCCACCTAGATGTGCGCTGGACCTGGAACCTATACCAGTACCTCTGGCGGAGGCTAAAGAACAACGAAGACCTTGTCGCCTGCCTCCGTCAGGATATGCAAGTCTTACACGTCCTCATGGATATGGAGGACAATGGCATCCCGGTTAACCACCGGTCGATGCGAACGCTCAGCAAAGAACTTGACTCCAAACTGACCGATCTGCTGAAGCAGATGATGGATTATGCCCCACCCGGATTCAACCCGGACAGCACGAAGCATAAGCAGGAACTCCTGTTTACTAAGAAGCGAGAGGGTGGGCTGGGACTGACCCCGAGTAAGAAGACGGGGACGGGCGCGGCCTCGGTCGACGAAGAGACCCTGCGTAAGTTGGAAACTAAGCATCCTCTGATCCCGATGCTCCTGGATTGGGCTGAGACCAAGAAGATGAAGTCGACCTATGTCGACGGCCTACTCCCCAAACTCCACAGGGGGTCGCTCCACCCGTCCTTCCATCTACACCGCACAGCGACGGGCCGGTTGTCTTCCAGCAATCCCAACCTCCAGAACATCCCTCGTGATTCCAGCGTCCGTGGGCTGTTCGTGGCCCCCGAGGGTTACAAGATGCTGGTGGCTGACTACGACCAGATCGAACTCCGGGTTATGTGCATGTTCTCCGGGGATAAGAAGATGAGTGAGTTCTTCCTCACCGGGGCCGATATTCATGCCGGGGCCGCGGCCCTTGTCCTCAACAAGCCGGTCGAGGAGGTCACCAGCGAGGAACGCCAGTTGGGGAAGGGCGTGAACTTCCTCACGGCCTATGGTGGCGGGGCGCAAAAACTTGCCCGTACGACAGGGATCGACGAAGAGCACGCCAAATACGTCATTGACCGGTATTACAAGCAGTTCTCGGGCATAACAAAGTGGAAGCAGGATGTGGTCAGGCAGGCCATGTCCAAGGGCTATGTGACCACCATGTCCGGTCGCCGTCGCCGGTTGCCAGACATTCTGTCGGCTGACCAGGCACTTCGCTCCCGAGCCGAGCGCCAGGCGGTCAACGCTGTCGTCCAGGGGTCGGCGGCTGACATCTGCAAGAAGGCCATGGTGGACGTGTATGAAGCCCTAAAGGACACCGGTGCCAAAATGATGGTTCAGGTTCACGACGAACTGGTCGTTATCGCCCCCGAGGACAGGGTTGACGAACTGGAGCCGATGTTCGTCCAAGCCATGGGGGATGACGTGGTGTACAATGGTATTCCCCTGAAAGTGTCCTGCCACTCAGCCTATAGTTGGTCTGAGGCGAAGGGTAAATAAATGACAACGACACCAGTAGACAAAAGAAACTTCTATTTGGCACTATCGGTGTCGGATGGTCAGGCGCTGGCCAACTCGGTTGGGTTCTCAATCCCCTCTCTAGAGGTCCAGAACAGCGAACTAATTGACACCGTCCAGAAATGGATTACACTCGCCGCTCTTGGGATCATTGACGAGATTAGGGAATGTACCTCATGGATGGCCGAAGCAATTACGCAGTACCAAAAGTTGTCGGAAACTGAACTTACTAACACCAAAAGCATCTTGACTTGCTACAGTGTCGCGCTATTATCCCATCTTATTGATAGTGAGTATCTATCATTAGGTATACAGGAAAGCCCCACACTTGACGTTACCCGTATTGACCGTTTGATACAGTTCCTAGGTGCTGAAGAAGACATACAATTGGTCGTAGAAGACGCAATGGATTTCGACCCATTTGAGGAGGATGACGAAGATGAGTAACGATTGGTGGTCACGACGACTAACCAACAGCCCCCAACCAACGAGGCCCGCCCCACAATCGACACCTCCTTCGACACCCCCGCTTCGCTTCCCGGTACAGGTTCCCACTACCCCACAACCTGCTCAACAATCACGCCAACAGGTTCTAGATGAACAGCGGGCACCAACTGACCAGATCAATATGAGTGATGCTATCCGTCTATGGAAGGGCGGGGAAGCGATGCGTAAAGAAGGCAACATGTCCTGCCCAGAATGCGGTAGTCACAACGTATTTGGCCGTTCAACGCGCGCCTCAAACACCACAGTTGGTGGTAAATCCCCTGCTCCACGATGCTTTGAGTGCGGGTGGAACGGTCTGTATAATCAAGCCATCGAAGGTTCCTGGGCAACCTGATAAAAGGACACAACGTGAAAACTGAACAGCGCGAGACTCTCGCGTCGATTATTGCTTCTGTCAACAAGAAGTACGGTGAGGACATTGTCCTCCAGGGAAGCGCCATCCGCGAGGAACTGCCGCGTATCACCACAGGCATCTTGGCGTTTGACCTGATGCTCGGCGGTGGCTGGCCCACAAACCAGTGGTCGGAGATCATCGGTGATGAGTCATCTGGTAAGACCGCGGTTGCCTACAAGACCATCGCCGCTAACCAGGCGTTAGACCCCGATTTCATTGCCATGTGGATCGCCGCTGAAGAGTTCGTCCCTGAATATGCCAAGGCCATCGGTGTCGACCTGGAGCGTCTGTGGGTCGTCGAAACCAATGTCATGGAGCACGCTTACGACCTTGTTATTCGCGCTTTAGATAATCGAGCCGTCGACTGCATCGTCATTGACTCCCTCCCCGCCTTGGTTCCCGGTGACGAAGCCGAGAAGATGATGGATGAGTTCTCGGTCGGTATCGGTGCCCGTTTGACCGGCAAGTTTCTCCGTAAGTCGTCTAAGGCCCAGAAGCGGTCGCTCGTCCATGAAGACCGTGGATGTACTGGTTTGATTATCAACCAGTGGCGTGAGAAGATCGGCGTTATGTACGGCGACAACCGTACGACCCCCGGTGGGCGGGCCAAGAACTTCCACTACTTCACCCGCGTTGAGGTTAAGCGCGACGAGTGGTTAAAGGACAAGGACGAGCCGGTCGGGCAGACCATCCGCGGGCGCACCCTC